AATGTTCACGATCCAGTTGTTACGTTCACGCTTTGTCACTGCTTGTCCCTCCTTGTCAGGTTCAGCTTCCTAATCCGAGTAGTAGGCTGTTGATATATCACTTCAGGACTGCCGGATTGCTCGTGGCCAGAGAGCACATAACTGAAGTGATGATAAAGAGTATGAAACACCATTTATCGTGGATTTATAATTGTTTACACTTCTTTACCACGCTAAAGGATTGATTTTTACACATCTTTGTGTTATAATAGGCGGTAAGATGTGTATCGGAATGCTCTTTATCGTCCGACACATATAGAATACAAAATAAAAAAGACACCCCAAACGGGTGCCAAGGACGAAAAAGAGACACTTCGGACAATTATTTAGACACTATTGAAAAGGGGTGGACACTTGACGCTATCTGATCTATGTAAAGGTCTGTATCCGGCCTGTTCAAAACTCAAAAGTCAATCAAAATTCTTAGATGCTCTGTTTGCTGCCGGAGGGCGTAATCCATATATATCAGACAGCTACAAGAAGCAGATCTTTAATAATCCCGACAAGCTAACTAACAGCATTAAGGCCCCATTTCGCGGAAGAGATAACATCAGTTCATTATTCGATTTTTTTGAAAAGAATATCGATGAGAAAGTGGTGGTTGAGAAATTCGGTTTGCCAATAGCTGGGACGATTGATAAGCCTGCGTTATGTTGCGCTCTTGCGGCTCAGTTCAGAACGATAATGGATTCGGACTCATCAGACGCTGATATAGTTTTAATGCTTGAATACCAGAAATATCTCGACCAGCCACAGAAAGAGTTGTCTGCCAGCAGACAGATTTCAGTTCTTTATCCCGGTGATCAGATTTACAATCGGGTAATGCGTCGTGCAAACTATGAAGTTGAGATATATGAGAAGTTCCAGCATACATGGGATTTTGAAAATTCAGGTACACAAGTATGGCGTGGAAGAAAACTCGTCTTTCTGAATTATGATAAGGTTAGAGTTCGGGCAGACAAAAATGAAATTGACCTTCCAGACACACCCCCTCACAAAGGTATTAAAGTATCCGTGAGCATGGATGCCCGCGGATTTGAAGGTGTATCTAATTGTCATTGGATTATGGTTGATGTAGATGGAAAAGACTGCTTTCCAAACAGCAGCACCTTCGATTTCAATGTTCGCACAAAGTTTACTCATAAGAAATAATGGAGGTATTACGGTGAGTGAGATTAATGTCGAAAAATGGGTAACTCTAAAAGAGGTGCAGGAGTACCTTGGTGTTGGCAGAGAAACCGTTCTTGCATGGATCTCAAAGAGAAATATGCCAGCATACAAAGTGGGCCGCTTATGGAAATTTAAACTGTCAGAAGTTGACGAATGGGTTCGTTCTGGTGGAGCCGCTGAAGTGGCTGAAGGTTCCTTGGTTGACGAGAAAAAAGAAGACTGAAAAGGCGCATGGAGGATGAAAAATGAGCGCAGAATTATCTAAAACGCTTAAAGATAAAGGAATAGACCAGATTTTTGCCGAAGTGCCTTGTCCTGCCTTGGGCTTGCAAAAGTCTGGTCAGCTGCACCTTTTTCATCTTTTGATTCGTGATGGGGTTTTCTATCATGAGGATTTGGAAAAGTGGCTGTATCGTAATTTGAGCCGATATGTTTTTTCGCGGGCTGCACTGGAGCAGTTCCGAAAAGACGATGATCTTGATGTGGCGATTGAGCGGGCAATTCAAAAGATGCGTGAAAACGGTGAGCCGGACGATAAGGGAATGGGCAATGAGCTCGGAGAGATGCTCATATATGCATTTTTGGAAGGAAAGCTATCTGCTCCGAAGTTGATGAGCCGTGTAGAACTCTCTACCGATCTGGCTTCGTACAAAAGCGTTTGCGAAAGTATTCATTTACTTTCCGGACTGGGCGATGATGGCGTACCGTTTAATGAGATGGTATTCGGAACCTCGAATATTGTTGGTGAGTTAAAGGATGCAATTGATAACGCCTTCGATGCTATTATCCGAATCAAGGATCATGCCTCCCGTGAAATACAGATGGTTGAGAAAACAGCTCTTGATCGTTCTTTCGATGAAAAAGAGATCGATTTTTTGAAAGAAGCAATAATACCGACTCCAAATGCCACGAGCAATTACAACACTGCTTATGGTGTATTTCTCGGTTATTCAATCGGCATTAGCTCTATGGACCATCCGGGCGAAGATTTCAAAGCTCTTGTTACAGAAAAAATGGTGCGCGATATTCAAGAACATGCACAGTATATCGCTGATAAGATCAGAAATAATGGGCTCGAACAGCGCTCCTTCTATTTCTATGTGCTTCCTTTCAGCGATGCAGAGACAAACAAGCATGAAATCATGGAGCATGTTATGAAAGGAGATGTCGTTTTATGAGTGATAGCACAAAGATTAAACTTGGCGACGCCATATTTAACACCATAGACGACAACGATTTTTTAAATGTACTGTACGACAACATGCTATATAACTATGCAATTTTAAAGTTGCATTTAGATGGCTTTCAGCAGGCCCGTCAGGTAGATGTTAAGGCGGCGTTGCGTTTCGCAGATCTGCTTTCAAAATCGACGCACCAGACAAAGTCCGACGATCATAAAATGTGGGCTCAGACGATTATCACGCTTTTGCTGGAACTCTATCCGGAAGATCCGGATGTGTCTTTTTATGCGGGTTCGGTCCTTTCGAGCGTTGGAAATTTTCGAGGCAAGGAAATCGTAAATTCCAGTTATACGGAACAGACCGTACAGGAAAAAGCATATGCTGCTTTCATCGACGAATACTTGACCATTCCGGCAGAAACCGACAAGAAGTTTTTTATTCCACAAAAAAACATTTATGATCGGATGGGCAACGACACATTCAGCTATTCTGCGCCAACATCAATGGGAAAATCCTTTATAATGCAGATGTTCATAAAGGATCAGATTCAAAAAGGCGTCCATCTGAATTTCGCACGAATAGTACCTACAAAAGCCTTGATTAACGAGGTGCGCGAGGAAACTGTAAAAGGTCTTGATTCGCTTTTGAAAGAGATGAACTACAGCGTCGTTACCGCCGCAAGTGATTTTTCTCTGGAAGAGGACCACAACTTCATACTTGTGATGACTCCGGAACGGCTGCTTTACCTTTTGATAAGTAAACCAGACTTTAAACTCGACTATGTATTTATCGACGAAGCACATAAAATGACTGGTCGAAATAGCCGTGGACCGTTTTACTATAAAATTGTTGATATGCTGGCACAGCAGGACCCAATTCCGCACTTTATATTTGCCTCGCCAAATATTCCGAACCCGGAAGTGTATCTAAAGCTCGTTACTGAAGCCCAGCAAGGAAAAGAGAATGCCATTTCCTCAACTTTTGCCCCGGTCACTCAGTTCAAGTTTTTGATAAGTAACGAATCAAAGTCTATCCGTATTTTCAACGACCACACGCAGGATACGATTTTTGTATGCAAATACAACGATGAAGACGCTTCAGCCATAAAGTTCATGAGAATAATGACGGCTTTTGATGAAAACAAGCCGTTGAGTGAACGAAAGAGAAGCATCGCGTATTTTAGTGGTAAAAACGCTGCGATTCAGAGCGCGATTGCTTATTCGCATGGACGCGATGACATTGATGACAAAGATCTTGCTGATTTGGCAGAAGACATAAAGAATCAGGTACACGGTGAGTATTATCTTGCAAAATTGATCCGAAAAGGTATCGCATACCACATTGGCTATCTGCCAGCTTCTATAAGGCAACGGATCGAGTCCCTTTTCAAAAGCGGGAAAATCACTGCGATGTTCTGTACGAGTACGCTGATTGAGGGTGTTAACCTACCGGCAGACAACCTCTTTATTACAAATTATCGAAGCGGTCGTCCACCTATGACCAGCGTTGAATTCAGGAATCTCATAGGCCGTGTTGGTCGGATTAAATTCAATCTGTATGGGAATGTCTTTTTTATCAGCGATGGAAATCAGGTGACAGAAAGAGAATATGTACGATTACTGAAGGAGCCTATTCCAGAGCAGCGTCTTTCCATTGTTCAGGATCTAAAGCCTAAATTGAAGAAGCATGTGGTTGAAACGCTTATGTCCGGGAGCTCGAAAATTGAGCCATATGATACCAAGAGTCAAAAACAATCCGAAGAAGAATATGTCATGATGCGGAAATTCGGATTGATTCTTCTGAAGGATATCATGGATAATCGCAACAGCCTTGTTCGACGCGAATTCGCCAAGTACATACCAGAAGGCGGGGAGGAAACCATCCGGCAGCAGTTTGAGGGTCAGAAAATCTACATCGACAGCGATATTAACATTTCCGCTGACCAGTCGAGGCGTTTGGCCGCTGCAATACGAAACGGAGCTTGCTATCCAAAGGTTCAAAATGGGCAGTTCTCGCATGCTACGGTTCTTGCTTTCCTTGAACAATTGAGTGGTATATTCAATTGGGATAAATACGAGTTTGGTACTCTTGGAAAAAGAAATGGCGCGGGAGAACACGCAAAGCTAAATTGGTATGCCGTTATTCTTTCACAATGGATGGAAGGACACGGACTGAGCTATATTATGAGAAAAGCCGTCCAATACATGAAGGACCATCCAAAAAAATTCTGGTTGAACGAATACACTCCTTCTTATTTCAATGATAGCGCTGAACATAAGAATGTCGTGTTTGCAGATACGCTGGAGGTCATCGAAAATGTAATTCTGTTCAGTATCTCGAACTATTTCTTGAGATTCTCGAACATGTATATAGCTATCAATGGAGAGCACTCGCTTGATGATAACAACTGGTATGAGTTTGTAGAATACGGAACGACAAATGAAATTACGATTTTCCTGCAAAGGAATGGCTTCTCCCGTGAGTCTGCAAACTATATTAAGGATCATCAGGAATATATCATCAAGACCGACGATGGACTTCGGCTTAGTCGCTCGCTATTAGAATGTAAAAACACCGATGTTAAATCAGAAGCAGCGATTATCTTGCTCAACCGGCCAGATTTGTTTATGGAAGAATAAACAGAGAGAAAGAATTACTGCAATCTATTCTTTCAGGGTGACTATTGTTAACAGACCATCGCTTGGTATTAGTTGAAAACGAAATCATAATAATGAGATATAAGTGAAACCTGCTGTACATCAGCAGGCTGTATCTCTCTACTGGAGAAGGAGCTATAAAAATGAAAGCAGATCCACTAAGCTTATTCGAGGAGTTCATAAAAGGAGCAATTGGCTCACAATATGTAATTCCGGTATATCAGAGAAATTACACTTGGAAAAAGCACAAGCAGGTTCAGCAGCTTTTAGAAGACATCAAGAAAATACTGAATCACGAAACCTCTCGGCATTTTCTTGGTTCAATTGTATATGTGATTACAAAAACAGATTTTATCGTTAGGGAACGCGAAGTTGTTGATGGGCAACAGCGTCTTGTGACGATGTTTCTGATGACATATGCGCTTAAAGAAATCGCATCTGATAATGGTGACACCCAAATCAGTGATTATCTCGTCCATAATTATCTTGAAAATAACGAGGCAGGAGAATACAAATACCGTCTTCGTCCTTCTGTATCAGATGATGACGCCTATGAATATATTGCAACGGATCGAGTGTCCGAATACGAAGGCAGCTCTTTAATAATGGAGAACTATAAGTACATCAAATCTGTGTTGGCGGGTCTTGTTGCCACACACACATTGATGGAGGTAATAAATGCTGTTCGCAATCTTTACATAGTTCGCATTGAACTTGAGGCTGGTGATGATGCTCAACAGATATTTGAAAGTATAAACTCTACAGGAGAAAAGCTCACTCCGGCTGATTTGATTCGTAATTTTATTATGATGAATCGTAATAATGCGGATCAAGAGCATATTTATCATACTTATTGGCTCAAACTGGAAAAAATATTCCCAGAATCAAAAAAACTATCGGAGTTCTTCAGGTTTTTCCTCGCTTCAAAGAATTATGTATTAGTAACTGAAAAAGACTTGTATGAGGCTTTTAAACAGTATTGGAAAGAGAAAAATACCGATGGTTCCGAAACAATACTTGAAGATCTCTTGAATTATGCTCGTCATTTTGAACGCCTTTACCTTTCCGCTAAAAGTGACGAACTGGGAGAGAATATTGGCGACTTCAGGCGAATGCAGTCTTACATGCCCGCACCCTTTGTTATGCGCATTTTGGAGCATTATCGTGTTGGAGAAATTGACAAAGACCAGACGAGTTCTATCATCAAGTTAATTAACACCTTCCTTGTTCGTCGTTATATCAATGATCAAGATACAAGCGCGATTTCACGGTTTTTCCCCGGATATCTGCGAAATGTAGAGTCTCAGGTAGCCCTTCGTTCTTTCAAAAATTTGTATGACATCTGCGTTTATTATCTGGTTAATGAGAATAAAGGCAAGGCCGCATACATGCCCGATGATTCTCAAACGAGGACTTTCCTCACAACGGCAAACGCCTATGCACTTTCAAACATAAGGTGGATACTCGACAAGATCGAGCTTACAGGAAACCCAATAGGTATAGATTTGAGTAGTTTAAGCATCGAGCACATTATGCCTCAGACTATAAATGAGTACTGGGCTTCTGTTTCAGGACTTGACGAGGATCATTACACAAGCGTTGTAAATCGCATCGGTAATCTGACACTTGCTGCTGCAAGTGATAACAGCAAAATGGGAAATAATGACTTTGCTTACAAGAAGACTGTTTTAGCATCAACAAAACACCTGAAGTTAAATGCTGATATTTACACAAAAGAAAGCTGGACGGTTAAAGACATTGAGGATAGAACACAATTTTTGATAGATCAGATTATCGCACTATTCCCATATGTCCAAAGCACTTATAAAGAGACAAAGGAATGCGCCAATCGACATATAACTTTGAGCGTAGGGAGTTTGATGGCACTTGGATATTTGAATGAGGATAACTCGTTAACCGTTTTTGCCGGGAGCGAAATCCGATATTCTACAAGTCCTAATGCAGGAAGCTTGAAAGAGCTCAGAGACGAACTGCTGGATCAAGAAATCGTCGAATACAATGGTGGGCGCTATATATTTGCACAGGATTACACATTCAACTCACCCAGCACAGCGACCGACTTTCTCCTTGGAGGATCAAATAACGGCTGGAATTACTGGAAAGTTGAGACGGGACAGACTATTAATGAAGTTCTGAGGAAGTAATTGGTAAGTGCTATGCAGTTTTTTGAAGGATGCTCTGACGGGACTTTTGAAATGTCAGAAGACTGGTTAGTTGAATGCATTTTATGCGGCCAGCAGCACAGGATTGATCGCCGGTTTTTGAATATCTCTATAATGGAACAAGGAGATGTTTTTGAACATTATTTCTGGACAGAACTCACTTGTAAAGGTTGTGGGGAAAGGCTGTTTGTCCGCACAAAAGTCTATAGCAATAAAAACGGCGATTTCATCAGAGAAGATCACGAATGTGATGATGTTGATTATATACAACCACCAGTAATTCGTGATGCACGCCGACAGAGTTGTTCGTTAACGAATGACAGTAAGCGTATTACTTATGGAATCAATAGAGAAAGATTTACGGGAGGAAGAAGAATGGATAATTTATGGCTTCTCACAGAGGAAAGGCCCAAGCCGTCTGTAGTTAATCAAATCGTTGACATGTACTGTAAGGATTTTGACGACAGAATCACTGTACATAACGAGATTAAGATCAAGCCCATCATCGTCGATGGTATTTTTAAGTTTGTTTATAAAGTTGAGGGGCTTGCAGTGGCCGGTGCTGCAGATATCTTCATAAAAACGGTTAGCGGCAGTTCCAGCTTCCTTGATTTCCTTCTTTTTAAGCAAGAGTATGCACCAACAGAAGGAAGCAATGAAGACAACCTAATAATGGCAATTGAGGAGACGAAAACGAGCGATGATGAGTCACGAAATACTGGTGTCTATCAGAGGGGCTCAAAGTTTGTATACATAACTCCATACTACCAGAACGTAAAGCTGTATATGCTCTACAATGAGGAGCTCGAAGCTCGTGAAGAAAAGAAACCGTCAGACACGAGCGTGTTCGGTACAAATATTCTTCTCACACTTGGCGTTACAATAGTTGGAAAAGATATTTCTCGTTGGTTTAGGCCGTTTAGAAGCCTTGATGAATTGATCCGTTTCAAGGCAGGAATGAGGAAACCGCCTGCTGGGAACGTGCCAATTACAATAACGAAGTATGCTGACCGAATTGAAGTGTCTGGTAGGTTAGCAAAACCGGCAGATGCTGGAAACATAGGGCATGATCCTAATATCGGTGCTCTTTCAATGATATCAGCATGTATTCGCAAGCTGGGATGGGATAAGGATATTGTTGTAACGCTTCACGGTGTTACGCAATCCTACGTTGATCATACAAGGGGCAAGAATAAGTTCCTATATATCTGCAGTATTCTTGGCATGCGCCTCGACGGAATCAGAATGCCAAACCACGTCATTTTACCAGAACTATATTGGCATTATGAGAAGAAATCTGAAAAGATGGCAGATATTCTTCTTCATGTGCAGACGATGTATCATGGTATGTATTGTGTCTATGAAAACCATGCCGGTTGCGAACGTGGTTATTTCAGAACTAAGACCGGTCGTCTTGTTACCCTGCCAAAAAAGGACCGTAATGGAGTAAATCTTTACTTACCAGATGTGGTTCTTTACGATGAAGATACAAATTTCATTCTTCTTGTTGAGGGCAAAATGCTTTCAACACTTCAGTTGGGTATTGAAGAAATAGAAAACTACGATAGCATTGAGCAGGAGTACATCTATCCTGAATACGGAAATGTTACAATTATGCGTTGTGTTAGCATTTTCGGGGGCAACTGTGCGTCTATTCCTCATGAGAAAGTCCTCTTTTATCTTGCAGATAACGGTCGCATCATAATCAACAAAAATGCTCCGCAGTGTATAAGAAGATGCTTTGCAGAAACGGGTGTGAGGATTTGATTGTTCGAGAGAACTATGTGATAACCGGGAGTCTTTATGATGAGGCTGTTTCTTATGCAAGAAAAGCAAGAGCTTTCACTTCAAACAGGCACGACTTCCATCCCGGAGGCCTTAGCAACAAGGAAAAGAAGATGTTTGAGGGGAAGCTTGGAGAAAAAGCGATTAAGATTCTTTTGACCGATAATCACATTAGCTTTATTGAGGATACTTCATCATATGATGAACGAGATGAGTTTGACTTTTTGCTCGTGAATGAGAACGAACAACTAAAAGTAGATGTAAAAACTCGTACAGAGGATTTTCATATACGCACTTTAGAAATGGTCGAACAGGCCGAAAATCATCCTAAAGACATCTATATTTCTGTCAGATTGTTTCGTGAGAGCAATACGGTTGTAATTCTTGGCTGGTTTTCATACAAAGACCTGATCAGGAAAGGTCGAATAGAAAACCAAGGATATCTTGATAACTATGTCATGTATGACAGCGACTTACGCCCGATACTCGACTTGGAAAAATATGTACTGACCAGATTCAAAAAGGAGAAGTGAGTGATCACTTCTCCTTTCTAAATACTAAGATGTACTGATGGATTTGATTGGCAACGAAACTGAATGGATAACCATACGGGTACAGTTTGGTGGATTCGTCTGCCCATATTTTCATGCCCTTGTAATATAGGTTCGATATTTTGTTCAGTTCATTAACAACCTCTGCATGCAGCAAATTTGGCTCCTTTTTGCTTGGCTGTAGGTCCTTGATAAAGAGCACTACATAGCCACGAAACTTGATGTAAGGAAGAGCTAATTCCACCGACTCTCGTAACTTTGACAAGAATATCGGCCTCTCCATGTTACCAAGATCCTTTTCAGAATCAGAAAAAGGTGTTGCAGTTTTTCCGTAAACTGCTATATCAGCTCCTGTTTTCTCCTTGCTCATCATATTTGAATACGGCGGATCAAACAAAAGAAGACTGATTTCTTTTCCGGACATTAAGGACGCCATTTTTTCTTCATCACGAAGTATTTCTAAACAATCACCACATTCTGTAGAGAAGTCTTCCAAACCGAGTTCTGCTGCAGCCGCATGATAGGCTGTCAGGTAATCTTGATTCAAATCTATTCCGGCGGCTGTCCTGTTGCACAAAGCCGCACCAAGAAGAGTGCCGCCTACACCCATAAAGATGTCAAAGACGAGTTCATTTTCTTTGGTAAAAAACTGGATTATGTCACGCATAAGCTGTGGCGGTTTGGGCGTAGGATGTATTTTCCTTATGTGGTGGGCATATGCCTCTTTTCCGCTGGTAGGATAATGCGTGGAAAAAACGGAATTAATAAAAAATGTCCACTCTCTCCCGGTTAGATCGTTTAGGTGGTTATCAAGATGGTATTTTCGCCCATCAGGTAGAATTACTCCCTTTTTACTGTTACCATACACACGTGCAACTTCTATATTTTCTGCGACCCATGATGGAAGAGTGCTTATATCGTAGTTAGGATGAGCTGAAAGGAACGGTTCGGATTCCTCATACAGCTTGCTCTTTACAGCATCAAGGTCATCTGTTCGCATTTGGGTTCCTCCCATTCATAGTTCGTAATTAATACTTCTACGGTTTTTGCCCCACGGTCCTTAAAATGATAGCTGCAGTTGGAATAGGTCTTATCTATATACAGAACACTATATTTTTTACTCCACTCAATAAGTGCATCATTCGTTTGGCCTTTGTGAGCAAAAACATTTGAAAGAGCAAACAGAATACCACGCTCGTTTAGCTTATCCAACAATGCCAAAAGATCTGAGTCTTCGGATTCTGTCCAGTCCTTAAACCCACGCTTTCCATCGTTATATGACCCCGTGGTGATTAGATAAGGAGGGTCACAATAAACAACATCTCCTTTGGTGAGGCGTGCGAAATCAAAATCTCTAAAATCACCGGTTGAAAGAATAATGTTCTTTTTCTGCAAAGCGGTACAGAACAACACTAAGTTTCGCTCTATAGATTCATTAAAGGAACTCCGTTCTTTGCCAAAAGGTGTATTGAACTCATGCTTGCTATTGAATCTAATCTGATGGTTAAACGAATAGCAGGTTAGTACAAATAGATCCAGCAAGGATTTCGACTGATTGTATTCTGCCCTTAAAGCGTTGTATCCCTCTGCGTTTGTTTGTGAGAGATTGAAATAAGCAATCCGTTCCTTAATTGCTGACAATAACGAGTCAACGGGGGTATCTTGAAATAGCTTATACAGATCAACCAGATATGTAATCTGGTCGTTTGCATAGATTGTATCCGCCTGTACATTTATTCCAACATTTAATCCTCCCGCAAAAAGATCAACGAAGTTATTGATCGATTTCGGGAAACTCGGAATGATATGTTCAAGTATCTTATACTTTCCACCAGTGTAATTCATAGGGCTCTTGATATAGTTCGGCATAATTACACCTCCCTCTGGATATAAATCAGCATTTCCTTCAATTCCTCGGTTCTGGTGACAATGCTCTTACTTTTGAAGCGGCGGTATGGGATGTAGTTGACCTCAAATGTCGATGCAATTCCGTGTTTTTTCATTGTTGCTTCAATCTCAGATAAGGTCATTATTCCATCAGTGTTGTAACTCAAGATAATATGCTTGAAGCTTGCATTTGCGAGCAAGGCATCAAATGCGCTGACAACAGTTTTCTTTGAACAAAAGTCGGATCGTTGAAGCTCGTACGGTCTTTGTCCGGTAACACCTCGCAATGCAGGGAAGTCATATTTTGCAGCTGTTTCTAACACATGGTAATTAGGAAGATACTGCCTTTCATTATAAGGTGGGTCAATGTAAAGAATATCACCAGAAATGTGGTGCAAAAGTTGAACTCCATCTTCGTTATAGGATTTATTGTTCATGCCGTTGTTAAAGACCGGTAGATCTATCAACACAAACAGCTTGTTTGATCTAATGTCCCAAGTTTTGTTAAAGGCTCCATAAGTACCAGCGATGTTCGAAACAAACGGAATTCCTTCAATAACACTTGCAACAAGGTAATAGTACTCATCCTGAGAAAGGAGGCCCGCTTGATTCCATGACTCTATGGTGTTGCGTGCAAAATCAATCCTTAACGCATTAGAGTCCGTTATGTACATACGTCCTCCAGTTGGCGCATAATTATTTTGGAAAAAACGTTTTTCGGTTGGCAACGACTCCATGTTTTCTGTTGACATATCATTAAAGTATGAAATAGGGTCTTGTATGCCCGTGCCTTTGGAGAGTGCTGCAAAAGATGGCTTGTCTGGATTCTCTATGGTTGCCCGCTGAAGGCAATAAGAGAAATACAGAAGGTCGTTTGAATAAACTTCATACCACTGCTTAAAAAAACGTGCTACTGAGGCGGTGCCAGAGAAAATATCACAGAAGGAATGAGCATCAGTGACGTGCTTATCTACGACCTCTTTAATGTTTTCTAATAACTGGGTCTTGTTTCCAATGAATCGCATATGCTTACTTTTCCTCCGTGTCCTTGTTGAGTCTCAAGATTAGTTCTTTGTTTTTTGTATCGAGAAAAACATCAAACTTACTAACGCCCTTTTCCGCACCGAGATTGGCTAAAATAGCTTTAGGGAGTCTAATTCTCATGTCTTGTTGCAAGACATATGTGTCCAAATAAATAATGGTGCTATCCATAATCGGCCTCCTTTTAGACTGAATACAGCCTGATTATAGCATAAAATCAGTCTAATTTCAAGTGGTATCGGTGGATAGACGGATAAGATTTTGTAGTGCTACAATAGATATTGGACAAAATTAAGAAAAAAGAAAAGAGAGATAGACAAAAATCTGATAAAATAA